CAAGTCATTACCTTTGGTCTGGAACATCAGACTACAAGAAGTTTGCATTACCAAAAGAATTAGAAAACTATTATAAAGATTATGGTCATGGCGCAACACTATGTGAGATAAGGCATGGCGCAAACAAATATACATTAGTTCCAGAAACAAAATATCATACAACAAACGAAATAGTTCAATGGGTTAAATATGATGGCATAGATGAATACCCAGGTAATCTTAAAGTTGATCTTGGTAAGATTGCTTTAGCTGCAGCCTTATGTATTACTTATGCAGGGTCTGGACAAAGAGATGATTACTGCACTGCCATGGCGGGTGTATTGTTGAAACATACAGAGTGGAGCGTAGATGATATAGATGATTTTGTACATAAGATTTCAATAGCAGCAAAAGATGAAGAATCAGAAAAAAGAAAGAAAAAAGGAACCACACATAAGAAAGCAAATAGAAAATTTGGTATGCCAAAACTAGCAGAGATTATTGGGTGCTCTACAAAAACAATAGCAACATTGTTTAGTTGGATTGGCGTGCAAGAGGCTACGAGCGAAGAAGCAAAACAATCTATCGGACAAATAATAGAATATGGCAGTGATAGATATTTTGTAAAAATAAATGCTGTAGTGCAGGGTGAGGCCGTTGAAAAAACTATTACAGTAGACGGTCCTACACTTAGAAATAAAAAATTATTTTATGATGCCGTAATAAGTAAAGCTTCTGTTTGGATTCCAGAAATGAAACCTGCAGACTTTGAAGAAATTATGCGTAGAAAATATGAAGCAAGAGAAAAATCAAACAACTATGTAGAAGAGGCAGAAGAAGATTTAAGATTTATAAAACATTTTAAAAATTACATTGCAGAAGAAAAAGCATACACAAACAAAAAAGAATTAGCAAACTTTGGTTTACCTTACTACAATATGCAAAAAAATATATTAGAATTTAATTTAGATAAATTTGAAGATTATTTACATAAACAAAAAGTAAATTTAGCAAGGGTTGATTTGGTAATTAAATGTCAAAATATATTGAGAGCAAAAAAGAAACACGGAAAGTTTAATAATAAATCTTGTGTATCATGGCAATTAATTAATCAAACAATAGAGCAAGAAGATTTAATTATTGATGGCGAATTTAAGGAGATAACAAATGAAGCAACCTAATTTTATGGTGGGTCCACCAGGCACTGGTAAAACCTCTAGATTTATTACAAGTAAATACTCAGAACTTTTAAAAAAATTTAATTACAAAAATATAATAATTTTATCACACACAAATGTGGCAGCTGATGAGATAAGGGATGAGATATTAAAACTACCAGAAATGCAAAATATAACTAAAAAAGAATTAAAATATAACATTTGCACCATACACAGGTATTGTAAAAAGAAAGCAACAATAGGTGAGGAAGTTTTAGATTACGATGATTATAAAAATCTATGTAGAATAGACACAATTTTTCAAAGACACAAAGTTACAGCTGACGCTTTTGAAAATAGAGAGCATGGTTATTTTAAATTTGTAAAAGAAGCTTACGGGTTTAACAGGACTTTAAAAGAACATTGGAAAAAATCTAATAAAAAATATCATGGCTACTCCATAACTGATATTGAAAACATGTTACCGATAGTGGAAAAATACAATAAAGAAAATGGTAAATTAGATTATCATGACATGATAAAAAGATTTATAGAAAAAGCGGTAGATCCTAACATAGATGCTTTGATAGTTGACGAGGCACAAGATAGTAACAGAACTCAAAAGATAGCCTTGGATAAAATTGCTACAAAAGCAAAAGAATATTGGTTTGTTGGAGACCCTGACCAAACTATATTTGAATGGGCCGGTGCAGATTCAGAAGAGTTTTACAGTTTATCAAAAGGTGCTAAAGAGTTGGAACAAGGATATAGATGTAGTCAAACTATAAACGCGTATTGTAAAGAAATTATAAAACCTATTTGGGACGAATACGGAACACACAGGGTGTGGAAACCAACAGATGTAGTTGGAAACCATTACAAAATACCTAGTTTAAATAGAAATTGTAGCGCGTTACAAATATTATTAGATAAAATAAAAAATACAAAAGAAACTTTTTTATTTACTTATCGTCAAAAACCTGTGGATTCTTGGGTAAGGAGTTTTTTAATTAGACACGGTATAAGATTTGCACATTTAGAAAGTTCTGTTTACGTATCAAATAAAGAATTAGAGTGTCATAAAATTTGGCCAGAGTTTATAGAAGGCAAACCTGTGCCTCTGCAACAAATAAAAAATTTTTGGCAATACATGGGTAGTAAAGTAATTGTTTACAAACAAGGAGAGTATGATTTTGAAGGTTGGATTGAAAAAGATTACACCATACACGATTTAATTAAGTTAAAACTTTTAAAAGAATCCTCTGTTGAACAAAAAGACTTTGCATTGATAGCATTAAAGAAAGGTTTAAAACAAGAAGACTTTGACAAAAGAATGATTTACATAAAAAAAATTATTCGTCAAGGTTGGTCCGAAGATAAACCAAGAGTTAGATATGCTAACATTCACAAAATAAAAGGGCTTACATTTGACAATGTAATTGTAGATGTCTCTAGGTTTCAACCCGAAGATTACTTTACACAATTAAGATTAAAATATGTTGCATACAGTAGAGGCAAGTTTGATTGTTGGACTGTATCATCGCAAGCAGATTATACACTGGGGGTAAGATGAAAAAGAAAAATGTTTGGGACAAGCAGCACGGCGGAAGTCACTATCAAAAATATGTGATACAGCCAAGCAAGTTTGTAGTTGAGAATAAGTTGTTATATCCTGAAGGTTGTGCTATAAAATATATTATACGTCATCAAGACAAGAATGGTAAGGAAGATTTATTGAAAGCAATACATTTTATAGAAATGATTATAGAGAGGGATTACAATGTGTAATACTCCAGAAGATTTAAATTTAAAAGATGTAGACACAGTTGCAATAGATATTGAAACTTATGATCCAAATTTAAAAACAAAAGGATCAGGTGCAATACGTAAAGATGGTTTTGTTTGTGGTATAGCAGTTGCAACAAACAATGACACAGCTTATTTTCCACTACGTCACTCCGACACTGACATAGCCTATGATAGAATAGAAAAGATATGGCAAGTATTAAACGATAAAATATTTCAAAACAAAAAAATTACAAAAGTATTTCACAATGCGATGTATGATGTATGTTGGATAAGATCAGTTACAGGTAAGATGATAAAAGGTAGAATCGTTGATACCATGATAGCAGCATCTGTTATTGATGAGAATAGATTTAGATACTCACTCGATTCACTGTCAAAAGATTATCTTAATGAAGAAAAATATAAATACGATTTACAACAAAAAACATTAGAATGGTCTGGTGGTACAGTTAGAGATCCAATGACTAACATGCATAAACTTCCTGCATCAATTGTAAAAGAATATGCAAAGCAGGATGTAAACTTAACTTATAAGTTATGGAATCTTTTTAATAAAAAAATTGACGAAGTATTATACACTAAAGATGACGGAGAACAAAAGACTTGTAGACAAATATTTGAGTTAGAAACAAAATTATTTTTGTGTTTAGTTGAGATGAAGTTTAAAGGCGTTAAGATAGATGTAGCAAAAGCTATTGAGTTTGGTAGACATCTTAAAAAACGTACGAAACAAATTGTAGATGCAATAGAAAGTATCACTACAATTAAAGTTGATATATGGGCTGCAGCTTCTATAAAAAATTTATTAGATAATAGACGTATCAAAGATTATAAAGTTACACCCAAATCTAAAATGCCACAACTTCCAAAAGATTATTTAAAAACACACAGTGATAAATGTTTACGTATGATTGCAAAAGCAAGAGAGTATGACAAAGCAGTCAATACTTTTATAGATGGTCTGTTAGAATATGTGCACGATGGTAGAATACATGCAGATATAAATCAAATAAGATCAGATTCTGGTGGGACAGTCACCGGTAGATTTAGTATGTCAAATCCAAACTTACAGCAGATACCATCTAAAGGGTACATAGGTAAAAAGATGAGAGAATTATTTATACCTGAAGATGGTAAGAAATGGGGTAGTTTTGACTATTCACAACAAGAACCACGTATTGTAGTGCATTATGCTATTAAATTAGGTCTACCAGGCACGGAGAGTCTTGCAGATGAATTTGATAGAGATGATGCCGATTTCCATCAGATAGTCGCTGACATGGCTAATATCTCCAGGAAACAGGCAAAAACAATCAACCTAGGTCTTTTCTATGGTATGGGTAAGATAAAACTTCAAAAAGAGTTAGGTTTAGATCAAAGACAGGCTAAAGAATTATTTAACGAATATCATAGTCGTGTGCCTTTTGTACGTCAATTATCACAAGAGCTAATACAATTTGCAAAAGAAAATAAATTATTATTTACCCTGCATGATAGATTTTGCAGGTTTGATAAGTGGGAGACAACAAATAAAGAATGGAATCCTGAAACAAATAGATTTAATGAAGTTCCATTATACACAGAGCAACAAGCACGTGAAGCGTTTAAAGCTGAAATGTTAGATAAATTTAAAGAAAATAAAATAGATCCAAATTACATGGATTATTTTGAAAGATACTACACACCAGCTTTTACATACAAAGCTTTAAATAGATTGATACAAGGATCAGCTGCAGATATGACAAAGAAAGCCATGGTAGACTTATATGAAAAAGGTATAATACCACATATACAAATACACGATGAACTTTGTTTTTCGACCACGGACCACGAATCAAAGTTGATTAAAAGTATAATGGAAGAAACTATACCTCTAGAGGTCAAGAACAAAGTAGACTATGAATCTGGACTAAACTGGGGTACAATAAAATGAGGATAAACTATGGCTTACTTAAATGCAAACATACCACCAGTATATGCACAAATAAGAAGAGAATATTTATATGATTTACAAAAACATCATGGAGAAGTTGAAGATTGTATTATCTTTGGCATGTCAGCTCTTACAGGTCGTAGCATATTATGGCATGCTATTATGGAAAACGGTGCAATATTTTATCGCTTACCAATTAGCGCGTTTATTCAAAAGGGATTTAAGCCATCCGATGTGCCCACAAGAAGACTTGATGAACTACAGCTCTGGAATTGTTTTTCTTATTATCCTGCTGTCACTTCTTGGGATATTTTAGAATCACAAGCCGGTAAATACATAGGCAAAGATAAAAAATGGCACTCTGGTAAATACTTATTTACTATTGACTTTGCTCATCCCGAAAGTAATATATTAGATACTGATCATTCAGAGATTCCGCACGAACACAAGTGCGCTCACATAATTGCATTGGATGATGGCAATTTTGCAGCACAACCAAACAATCGATGTATATGGGACATACCTTCTTTCACTGTAAAAGATAATATTCCTGATTGGAAAGTGCAAACATCTGAATGGAACGTAGAAGATAGTAGGGCTTGGCGCACAGAAGATACTGACAAGTTCTTCTATGAAATTGAGGAGAAAAAAAATGATTGATAAAATAAAAAATAAGGCAATGCATTACTGGTCAAACCATAAGATTGAATCTATTGTGTTTGTTGTTTTAGTAATAGCTTTGATTATTA